CTGATTATCAACATCAAACAGGGTGACGCACCCGTCAGCAACGCCACGATCCAACGCGCCAAAGAGCCAGTGATGGCAGCTAGGGGTTGGCCTCAGGAAATGCGGGACAGTGCTATGTTCTATATTATGATGGACCCTACTTCTGCTAAGTCTCAGGCAGCTATGGCAGCACTCTCAGTATTTGAAGCTGACCTAGTTGAGACACTAGCACTTAATAGTTTTAATGCTCAACTTGAGGCTTACCGTAAGGCTATTTCTCGTCTCTCTCGTTATGTACTTAGTGAAGGTCGTGAAGCAGTCTACGAAGATCAACCTACAGGTGAAGTAGACCCTGACACTTTTGAACCTATTACTACTTCAGTCTTGGTACAAACAGCTATTGAACCACTTGATGCTGAGATTGAACAAGACATTAGGGATGAAGAAACAGGTGAAATTATTGGTACAGAGATGGTACCTAACCCCCTTATTACAGTTGATGTAGCAGAGCGTATGGCAGCACAGACTACAGTGAACAGTACACCACCAGAGGTTATTGAGTACGCGGGTTGATACACTATCACTATTGAATTTTTATATGGGGGTCCACAACATGACATGGACATACGATCCTACTAACTTAGGTACTACTACTGCTGCTGAAAGGTTGGACGCTGTACGTTTTCTGGTTGGTGATACTAATACCGTAGATCAACAGGTGCAAGATGAAGAGATTGCCTTTGCTCTAGATCAGAATGGTAATAACATTTATGCTACAGCAGCTTGGGTTGCTAAAGGTATTGCAGCTAAGTTTGCTAGGTTGGTTGATGTAGAACTGGATGGACAACTCTCTGAGAGTTATAGTCAACTACAGAAACACTATGGTGATCTAGCCTCTGAATTAGACTACCAATCTAAATCTGTTTCTGGTGGACTAGGGTTTGCTGCTGGTGGACTATCTAAAGCCACTATGAATGTAGTAGAAGATAATACTGACCGATTTGGTTCACGCATCCGTAGGGATCAGTTCTCCTTCTTGGATACAGAATACACTGGGGAATATTGATATGTTATCCTACAACCTCCAGACACTGCTAGAGAGGCGCGGTAGGACTGCTACATTGCGTAGGAAGTCTTCCGGTACATACGACCCCTCTACGGGATCTCTAGGCTCTGTAGCAGACGTTGACGTGACCGTGAAGATGTACTTTGCTGATTACGGTCTTAGTGAGATTAATAATGATAGTATCATGATGGGGGACCGTAAAGTTCTTATAGCCCCCAGAGATACCTCAAATGTAGCCACACCTGAACCCGATAGTGAAGACCAGATCGTATCTGTGGGTGACACTGTAGTAGTTAAAGCTGTACAGAAGATCTATAACTCAGATACCCTAGTTTGTTATGTGTGCCAAGTCAGAGAATAATGAAAGGTTTATTATATGAGTATCAAGTTTAATGGACCTAACATGAAATCTGTATCCCTTAGTGTAAAGGAGGCCATCGAAGGTGAAATAAAAGGTAAGGCTAGAAACATTGCTGATTCCCTTGTAAGGCACTCTCCAGTAGAAACAGGAGCTTATGTGGAAAGTCACGCATGTGCATCCAGAGGATCTTCTAAGTATAGGCAGAGGTCCTCAGATACTAGACCAAGAGGTGCTAATGCTCTTGAGAAAAAAGCTATAGCTACACAACAGCTATATGCAGACATAGAGAACTTAGATCTAAGTACAGGAGGCTTCATCTTCCGTAATAAATCCCCTCACTCTGCAAATGTTGAGTACGGTACAGGTTGGACGAATACCCCAGGTTATTTGGTCTACCAGAAAGCGGTATCTGAAAACTATGAGTAATATTACAAGAGATATACGGGCTGCTCTAGAGAGCCACCTGAACGCAATTACTAGTATTCCAACTATCGCTTGGGAGAATGTAAGTTTTCAACCCACAACAGGACAACCTTTTATCAACGTCCAGTTTACCCCTAGTGCTAGAGAGCCAGCAGTAAGGGGTATCAACCCACAGAAGAGGTATACAGGGTTTATCACTTTTCTAGTCTGTACCCCTCAAGGCTCTGGTCCTAACGTCTCTCAAGACATTGTTGATAGTATCGTCAATGCTTTTGAAGTCACTACAGACATCTCCTACACAAATGCTACCCCCGAAACTTTTAATGTTCATATTAGATATACTGAACAGGGTGGCAGTTATGTTAATGAACCTTGGTATGTCACACCTATTAACATTGGCTACCTAATATATAAATAAGGAAATCTACTATGACTCTCGCACAAGGCTCCCGCTCCTCTCTTGCATACATTGCTGAGACGACATTTGGGACAACCCCAGCTACTCCAACTCTGGTCAACTTGCCTTTCAACACTCACTCTCTGGATCTCACCAAAGAACGTGTGCAAGGTAATGAAATTCAATCTGATCGTATGTCTCGTGTAGACCGCCACGGCAACCGTAATGCTGCTGGTTCTGTCTCTGTTGATCTGCGTAAAGCTGACTTTGACCCCTTCCTTGAATCCGCTATGTTCGGCTCCTTCGCTACTAACGTATTGAAGACAGGCGTAACACCACAGTACTTCTCTATTGAAGATACTGCTGCGGACATCACACAGTACCGTGCCTTCACAGGTATGTCTGTATCTACCGCATCTTTCTCCATTGCCCCTAACCAAATGGTTACTATGGATATGGATTTTGTCGGTAAGGATATGACCCAGAGTGCTTCCTCTCTTACTGTTAGCCCAGTCACTGCACCCTCAACTAATGCCCCTTTTGACAGCTACTCCGGTGTTGTTGAACTTGGTGGTGCAGGTGTTACTATCGTAGCATCTATTGACTTCTCAATCACTAACTCTCTTGCGCCCCTGTTTGTAGTTGGTAGCCCATCTGCCCAGCAGCTTGAGTTTGGTCGTTCTATTGTAGAGGGCAACATGACCCTTTACTATGAAGACGCTGCAGTGATTAACCGTTTCCTGAACGAGACTGAAAGTGCCATTGAAGTTACTGTAGATGATCCTACAGGTACTAATGATTACACCTTCTTGTTCCCTCGTGTAAAGTACAATGGTGCAGCGGTACCAGTAGCCAATGAGCAATCTCGTTTGATTACTGTCCCGTTTGTTGCTCTGTATGATACAACTGAGGCATCTAATCTGGTGATTACACGTACTGTGTAACACTTGATACTGGGGGAGCTATGTCGGGTTGGTTCCCCCAGACCTAAAATTAAACCACCCGACAATTAACTTAAACCTGACAAAGGAACTCGACAATGGATATTTCCGCAATTGGTAAAGCCAAAGAAACTATCGATATTGAACTGTATCACCCCGTAACTGGTGACCCCATCTTTAATGAAGATAAAACTGTAATGACTGTAACTGTACACGGTCCCTACTCCAAGGTCTATAAGAAGGCCAATCATGATCTGCTTAATCGCCGTCTTGCTCGTGCCAACCGCTCTGGTGGTAAGATTACTGCAACTGCAGAAGAGCTTGAGAGCCAAGGCTTGGACATCTTGATTAAGGTTGTAGAGGGTTGGAATATTACTCTTGATGGCACTAAACCTAAAGCAACAGAAGCTAAGATCCGTGAAGTCTTTACTGACTACCCATGGCTGCGTGAACAAGTAGATGCAGGGGTGTCGGATACTAAGGCTTTTTTGCAGGCTTAAGGGCTAGCCTCTCAGATTACGCTGAACATAAATTTAGTTTGGAGCGTAAAGTAGACGGTAAGGCAACCACTGGTGATCTGCTAAAGCAGGTACAAAAGACCAAGGGTCATGACCTTCCTGAACTTGACGCTCCAACCTTCCCCGATATATTAGCCCACCTATGGGAGTGTTTCTTGGAGATACACGTAGGTAGGTCATATGGTATGAATGGCCCTAACCCCATATCATATGAATCAATAAACTGCTACCAAACCCTATCAGGTATAGAACTTACTTGGTGGGATGTTGAGACAGTTAAACTTCTAGATAGTATCTGGATAAAATCAACAAGTGGAGACTAGCCTTGACACAAGAGATTTCGATTGGTGTACAAACACCCGGCTTGGATAAAGCCACAAAAGGTATGGGAAACCTATCTAAGGCTGTTGACAAGGTTGGTGCTTCATCTTCTAACACGAATAAGAAGTTTGTTGAAGTAGAGACAAATGTATCTAAGAATGTAGGCACCCTCACAAGACTTGAGGGCCAATATAAAAAACTTAATGCCCGTCTTGCGGCTAATAAAATAACAGTGGACACACATAGAAAAGGTACTGCCCAACTAGAAGCCCAGATGGAACTTCTCAATAGGGAATTAGTAACTGGTGTCACTAAACTTGACGCACACTCTGCAGCGGCTGCTAGAAATAACTCAGAGCTACAAAAAAGCCAAAAAGGTTACAAGCAATTCTCCCTGTTTGCCCAACAGGCAGGTTTCCAAGTAGGTGACTTTGCTACTCAGATTGCATCAGGCCAAAGTGCTCTTGTAGCATTCATTCAGCAGTTCACTCAGCTTGCTGGTTTCATCCCAGGTATTGGTTTCTGGGGTGCTATTGCTGGCGCTGTTCTTGCTGTTGGAGGCGCAATTGCTGTTTTCATACAGAAATCAAAAGAGGCAAAAGATATAAAGGAGGTTTTTGAGGGCTTAGAGGACTCAATCTCAAGTCTAAAAAACACCTTAGACCTAACATCGGGATCTACAAAAGACCTCACAGAAGAGTTTGGACGCTTTAAAGATGATGCAGTACAAGCTCTCACAGCCCTAAAAGAGATTCAGCAATTGGAGTTGAATAAGGCTTTCGATGATGTTGCTAGGTCTATCATAGGTATTGACTTTTCAAATATTGATAGGCTGAGTAGTTATCAATCCAGTCTTGTAGTAGGCTTCCTAGAGTTAAGCAACAGCGGTAAATCGGCTCGTGATGCTGCGGCTTCTTTTGCAACTGCTATGAAAGAAGTTAACACTGCAACAGGTCTTGATCAACAGGTAAGCGCATTAACTAACCTCTCCACTGTTATGGAAGAGATACTTGGGCCTTACGAGAGTATGAGTGAATCTCAGAAGGAGATCTATAAAGCTCTGCAGGAGACAATTCCTGACATGGCCGCTTTTGGTGCAGAAACTCAGAATGCCTCAGAATACGCATCTGATTTAGCTGAATACCAGAGAGAAACTAGGGATGGCGTTAGTTCAATTCTAGAAGCTAGAGATAAGGAACTTACCAAGTTAACTCAACAACTAATGCTTCAAAGCACCATACTCCAGTACGGGGAAGACTCTACCCAAGTTAAGGCTCAACAATTAAGTATTGACGAGGCTATATTAAGGGCTTCTCTTGAAGAGAAAGATATTAAAGGTAATAACCTAGATCTTATAGTTGAGATATGGCGAACCACTGAACTAAATAAGCAAGAGATAGAAGCAAGTGCAGATGCTGCAAAAGATCTAGATGCCGCTCTTAGAAGGGCCGCTTCTGCGATGAGTAGTCTCCGTGGCTTTAGTCAAGGTCTGGAAGTGCAGTTAGCTGGTCTGGTTGCAGAGGTTGAAGCCTTGGAAACAGGTGCCAATGCTGCCGCTGCTTCTCTTGTTGCTACAAAGACACTACAGGCTGAGTTTAAGAGGGATGAAGCCCTAGCTACAGCACAAGGTCTTGATGGTATGGCTGAAGCCTTTGACGCTTATAACAAGTCAATCGAATACATTGAGGGCATAGCTGAGCAAACTAAAAAGAAAGATAAACTGATAGAGGCTGGCAGGAAATCCTCTCGTGCTGGGTCAAAGAAAACCAAAGAGCAACTCTCTGACTTAGAGAAGCAAGTTAAGAAACTAAACGAGACCTATAAAGATGGCTTAGATCCTCTCACTCAATACTACTCTAAATTAGATGAGTTGGAAACCCTCAAGTCTATGAACCTTAGCGATAATGCCTATGCTGGGGAACTGCAAAAGATTAATGACGAATTGATTAAATCTACACCATTGGTTGGTGAACTTAGTGATCGTTTTGCTGACTTCATTGTTGATGGCTTCAAAGACTTCAAAGACTTCGCCTCAGGTATTGTAGACCTCTTTAAGAACTCTCTTAAGGAGATGATAGCTGCTGCCATTAAGAGTAAGATCGTTATCCCTATTGCCACTCAATTGTTTGGCGGTGGTGGTGTTGGTGGTGGTTCTGGTGGCGGTGGTGCTCCATCTGTTGGTGGTCAGATTGCTGGTGGTGTAGGCTCTAAAGTAATGGGTTCCTTAGGGAAGTCTATCTTTGGTTCCTTTGGCACAGGTAGTGGTATGGCAGGCCTTGCTGGTGGTACAGGCTTCTTAGGTGGTGCAGGTAATGTCATAGGGGGCCTGTCCTCCGGTGGTATCTCAGGTGCTATCTCTGGCTTTGGTGCCTCCATGGGTTCTTTTGCTACTGCACTAGGTGCTATTGCTGTACCTTTAGCTGCCGCTGTTGCTGTATTCAGTTTCTTTAAGAAGAAGGTTACTGAGCTTGACTCAGGTATTAAACTCTCTATTGATGGTATTGATTCAGTAATTGAAACCTTCCGTACTATTGAAACTAAAAGGTTCTGGGGTCTCTCCAAGAAGGTAACTACAGAGTTTGAAGCTGCAGAAGAATCACTTGCTCGTCCAGTACAGAATGCAATTAATGAACTCGGTAAGGGTATCCTTAATATGGCAGGGGTTATTGGTCAAACAGGTGATGCTTTGAATAACTTCTCTATGGAGTTAGAGGTATCCACTAAAGGTCTTTCCGATCAAGATGCACAACGTAAGATACAAGAGGCTTTCGAAAAGATCTCTGATGGTATGGCTGAGACTATCTTAGCTGCTGCAGAGGGTATTACTATTGGTGATGATGAGACCTTTAGATCAAAGCACTCTAAGGTAGCTGAGACATCCTCCCAGACACTCTCAAGGCTTTCACAGAGTTTGTCTGCTGTTAATGCTACATTCTTATTCCTTAATAAAACACTCTATGAAACTAGTATACAGGGGGCTGTAGTAGCCTCTGAATTGGTGGAGTTGTTTGGTGGTGTATCTCAATTTACATCTACCATGGAAGGGTTCTTTGCTAACTTCTATAACCAACAAGAGCAATTTGATCTTAGGTTGAAGAGGCTGACAGGTACATTTAGTGACCTTAATAAGGAAGTCCCACAAACTAAAGATCAATTCAGGGAACTGGTAGAAGCGCAAGATTTGACAACTGAGGCTGGTAGGGAGACTTACGCAGCACTCCTTCTTGTGTCTGGTGAATTTTCTAGCTTGGTTGGTGACCTTAATAATCTTGAGGCTGCTGCACATGCAGTTGCTAAAGCCACACGGGACGCTGCTAATGCAGCAATCCAGCAGAGGTACTCTCAAATTCTAGCAAGGTTTCAAGACAAGGTATCCATAGCAGAAGGTAACCTTGGTGATATCCAAAGAACACTAAGTGAGTCACAAAGTAGTCTTTCTGAGGCAGAGGGTGTTGTTCGTGACATCAACGCTGGTATTTCAGAGGCTGAGAGGAACCTTGAAAACTCTAGGTCTAATCTTGAGGCAGCTAATAGGGAACTTGAATCTGCCAACAAGACTTTGGTTGATGTAGTTGAGCGTGAAAAAGGGTTAGTACAAGATCGTATTGACACTCTTAATGACCGTATTGAGGCTCTTAAAGAAGAGAAAGAAGTCCTTCAAGACCTGATTAACTTGGCAGAACCAGCACAGAAAAGCCTGACTGATATATTTAATGAGGCTATCGATCTCTCAGAAAAACTTATGGATGCCTATAGGGATATCCTGGGTCAGAATGAAAAGATTGCTGAACTGCAGCGTAAGACAGCACAAAAAGAGCTTATGCAAATGAGGGAATCTGGTGTTGTTGATGCTGATAGTATTGACCGTCTTATTAACTCTGTAAGTGGGGATACAACAGACCTCTTTGCAACCTCTACTGAATACAAGAGGGATCAGATTAAAACTGCTAACCTCCTTAAGGACCTTGCGGACATACAGGGTGATGTAGCGTCAGAGGCTATTGAAGAAGCTAAGAGACAAACTGAACTTATTAATGCCCAGATAGCTTTGCTTGATGAGCAGATACTAGTAGAGGAATCTGAAATTGAACGTCTTGATGCTATCATTGCACACTTAGTTGATGTAGGTCTTACTATTGAAGAGGCTATGACTAAGATTGACGAGGCTCAGGTTGGTATCAAAGAGGCTACTGATGAAGTAAATGTTAACATGCTTAAGCTGGTGGAGGCATCTGTAGGCTTAGAGGAAGCTATGTTAGCTGTAGAGGCTGCCCAACTTAAGGTGGATGAATCTACACTACAAGTTCTTAACGCTACAACACTAGTAGAAGAAGCTGTAGCCCGTGTTGAGGCTGCTATAGTTGCTATCGGTAATCAAATTGCCAGTGCTATGTTGGCAACTGTATCTGCTGGTGCAGGTGCTGCAGGAGTTTCTAGGACAGGTAGTTCTTTTGAAGTAGACTCTGGTGGTAATGTAACTGATCATTTCAGTGATGCAGGTGCAGCGCAGCTTACTGGTATTGCTGCTGAACTTAATAAAGTGTACAAAGATGTTCTCGACAGAAACGTAGATATTGAAGGTCTAAATTTCTATGGGGGTAATATCCTTGCAGGTATCACAGATATAGAGACTGTAAGGGCTAATATTGCTAAGAGTATTGAGGCCTCTATTGTTAGTGGTATCCCTGCTTTTGCTTCTGGTGGTATGCACTCTGGTGGTATGCGTCTTGTAGGAGAGAATGGTCCTGAGCTTGAGGTTACTGGTCCATCCCGTATCTACGACACTAATACTACAAAGAATATGATGTCAGCTAACAACAATAGTGACCCTGAATTGAAGAATGAGTTTAGGGATCTAAAGCGCACTATGGTTGAAGTAATCAAACACACAAAGAAAACTGCAGACACTCTCAGGACTTGGGATGGACGTGGTATACCGGAGGAGCGGGTAGTTTAATGCAGATCATTTCCCCTTTAGCTATTACGGACACTATCTTAACTAGCAGTAATGTACCTGAAACAGATGCTGCTGCATATAACGCAGGTACCACTTACGCTGATGGGGATACAGTAATCTATGAGCATAATGTATACGAAAGTCTGGTTGGTTCAAACTTAGGTAATCAACCAGACATATCCTTGACAGATTGGTTATTGTTGGGTGCTACTAATAGGTTTAAAGCCTTTGACCAAAAGATTAGTGATGCTGTAGTATATGCTGATACTATAACTTACTCCCTTGACCCAGGTGTTAATATTGATAGTATCGTATTCTTTGGGTTAACAGCTACAGAAGTTAATATCACTATTACAGACCCAACAGATGGTGAAGTTTACAATGAGACTAGATCTACACTGTCTAACATCTCTGTAGTAGATTGGTACACGTACTTCTTTGGTGCTCCAACTACATTTGAGAGGGAAGTGGTATTCCAAGACCTACCTCCTTACTCATCTGCAACAATAGTTATAACTATAACCAACACGGGGTCTAATGCAGAAGTTGGTCAACTTGTTTTAGGATCAGCGGTTTCTCTAGGTTTGACTACCTACGGCAGTAGTATTAGTATACAAGACTACTCTAGAAAAGAGAGAGACGCTTTTGGTAATCCAATTATTATAGAGAGGGCTTTCGCAAGGCTCGTAGACTTTAATGTACAACTAAGTACCTCTGATGTCAGAAGGGTTGATAGAGAGTTAGCCTCCTATAGGACAACCCCTATTGTATGGATAGGTGTACCAGAAGAAGAATATGGACTTGTTGTTTATGGATACTATAGACAATTTGACATCCTACTTTCTAATGTAAGTATCTCAGACGCTACTATTGAAGTAGAAGGTCTCATCTAATAAACCCCGACAATCTATAAAGGATTAAACATGACAACTCCAACATTTACTACTCCACCAGACGCACCCTCTAGGGCGGAACCTTCAACATTCTCTGCTAAAGCTGATGCCTTTGTACCTTACTTTACTACCCTACAAGGGGAACTAGTAACAGGTACAGCTTGGTTCAACAGTACAGCTAGTACCGTAGCCCTTAATGCAGCAACAGCCTCCGGTGCAAGTTCATCAGCCTTAAGTGTTGCGGGTGCATCAGCTTGGGTTTCAGCAGCTTCTTATGACCAGTATGACGCGGTTTTCTCAACTGTTGATTATCAGACATATCGCGCCAAAACCACGCACACCGGGGAGACAACAGACCCCAGCAGCGACACAATAAATTGGGCGATTGTGTCGCCGGCTGCTGGCGCGGCTCTTGGGGATTACCTACAAACAGAGCGTGACCCAACAGCCGATGGTTTTGTTTTGGCTGACGGGACTGCTTATTTGCAAAGCGCATACCCGGCCCTATATGCTGAATTGGGACTTCTGGGCGACTTCAATGTGCAAGTGGCAGACCCTGCAACAATGCCGGGAAACCCCACGCAGGACACCGCGTTTAGTTCGGACGAGACATACATGGCAGTCGCCCATAGCGTTTCCCCCTACATAACCATCTATAAACAAGTTGGCGGTGTGTTCACCAAGTTGGCAGACCCCGCGACACTGCCCGGGGGCAACGGGGACAAGTTGGCGTGGAGTTCCGATGATACATACTTGGCAGTCTCCCATACCAATCCCCCTTATTTGACCATCTACAAGCGGTCTGGTGATACATTCACCAAACTGGCAGACCCAACAGGATTGGTTGCGGGGAGATCCTATGGACTTGCGTTTAGCCCTGACGACACCCATTTGGCCGTTTCTCATCAAGCCTCACCTATTATTGCTGTTTACAAGCGGACCGGCGATACTTTTGCAAAAATTGCAGACCTTCCCAGCCTGCCGACCAATGTTGCTTACGATCTGCGCTACAGCCCCGACGGAACATACCTTGCTTGCGCCGTGGGTGTTTCTCCATATGTTCTTATTTATAAAAGAGCTGGCGATGTTTACACGAAGCTTGCAGACCCTGTTGGGATTGCGGCCGGTGCCCACTACGGCCTTGATTTTAACGCGGATGGAAGCGTTTTGGTGGTAACGCACTTATCGGGTGCTGGTGGCTATTTTACGGTGTTCACAAGAGTTGGGGACGTTTTTACGAAAGTCAATGTGGGGCTACGGCTTCCCTCCGCCGGACTTTCTTGCAGGTATTCAGCAGACGGCAATTATATTTTCATGGGATTTAATGCAACCCCCTATGTTCATATATATAAAGTTAGTGGAACTTCTCTGACAAAACTTGAAAACGTATGCGGAGATGAAGCAAGCGTTGTGAATGGCGGGTCATTTAGTCCGTTGGGAACCTACCTTGCCCTCGCGGCCTCAACCTCGACGCTCAGTATATACGAGCAAAAATCATACGACATTGCCACTGAGTTTGTGGTTCCTGTAAATGTGCCAAACTACATCAAAGCGGAGTAATTGCTATGCGTACAATCTACCAGATAGACGGTGACAACATTGCCACAGGCGCATCCCGCGAAATCGGCCCAAAAGAGGGCAGGCCACGTGGCTGGGTTGCTTCAGATACGCCTCCCCCGGCGGGTCTTGCTAAATGGCAAGGCACATGGGTTGTTCTTGACGAACGCCCAACGCCGCCCGGACCCTACCAAACCGATGACGCTGCCCGCGCGGCTATGCTTGGGTTTATCAATGATCTAACTAAGACCATTACGGATCAATACCCTGCAGCAGAGGTTTCAGCATGGCCCTCCAAGGCGGAGGCAGCACGGGCGGTGATCGCTGGGACAGCACGAGAGGATCAAACCTCTATGATCTCTGCAGAGGCTGCTTTAGTTGGTAGTACCACAGAGGAACAAGCGGCGGCTATTGTAGCTAAAGCAGAAAACTACGAGAGTATTGTATCTAAAGTGTCTGGACTGAGGCAAAAAACAGAGGCCCTTATTGTGGCTTCGACTACTTCTCAGGAACGTGAGGCTGTACTAGAGGAAGCTAAGTCCCAAGCAATACTTATGGCTACAGAAGCTGGCCTAGTTTAAATGTCTCTATTTACCTCTGTAAGTGAATGGCACACCACTACAGATACCCCCGGCACCTATGCAACTACTAAAGAGGTTCCATGGGAGTTGGGGGTAAAGGGTTCTGGACTATGGGTTGTAGTACCTAAAGGTGAGTTGTTTGATGTATCTATCCCCAAGGGATTAAGGTGGGCTTTTAATAGGTTTAACCCTGAGTACAGGAAGGCTGCTTGCTTACATGACTACACACTACACAAATTAGGTTGGGATAGAGTCACATCTGCTGCAGCTTTCTCTGAGGCATTAAAGGCCAGTGGTGTATGCCGTATAAAAAGACTCTCGATGGTGTTAGCTGTTATAGCTTTCAACTTCAAATAATCTAAAAGGATACAATATGAAATACTCTTTCTCTAATAAAAGTAAAAGTAAACTCAAGGGGGTACACCCTGATTTGGTAGCAATTGCTAATTACGCTATTGAGAATACAGAGTTTGACTTCTCTATTTTGGAGGGTGTTCGTTCTGTATCTCGGCAGAGGGATCTGGTTGCTAAAGGTAAGTCCCAGACTATGAACTCTCGACATCTAACAGGACACGCTATTGATATTGTACCTTATCCTGTATCGTGGGATTGGGACGACTTCTACCCTATTTGTGATGTGTTCCTTAAGGCCTCTCGTGAGTTGAATATCCCATTGCGTTGGGGTGGCAACTGGAAAGTAAACGATCTTCGGGATTGGAATGGCACCTCTAAATTACTGAATAGTAAGTACAAGGGTTCTTTCCCTGACGCACCACACTTTGAATTACCACGGAGGCATTACGGTGACTGATGACTACTGGAAAGAAAAAGTTCTATCTAGGATGGATAAAGTCGAGCAAGAGGTTATGGCAGTGAAAGGTGTGGTTAATCATTTAGAAACTAGGAATGCAGTTGATGATGTTCACCGTAATAATGTAGAACGTAGGTTAAGTGGTATCGAAGGTGTACTAACTAAGTTGACTTGGCTTATTGTGTCCGGTTTGGTAGTGGCCCTTATGGCCTTTATTGTAGGTGGGGGGTTGAATCTTGTTTAATAAGAGTTTCCTAGTCTCATACCTCATGCTTGGTGTTATACTCCTGCTAACTACAATACCCGTCATACAAGACTTCTTAGGTCCAAACCCTTACAAGTATGTTAAGGAAATTAAGGTGGCCTGGAGTGAGGATGTAGTTGACCTCAGTTATTCTTTTGTTA